TACCGTATCTATACTTAAATACTTTACCTTCGTTATCAGGATTTTTAGGGTCTGAGATAACATAGACATTAGAAACATAGTGCAGTCTGCGTTTTTGTTTCCTAGCAATATCTTTGTTTGCCTCAATACCTGTATTCCATAACTGAGAATTATACTCAGACACAGGGTCTTGTTTATTGATGGTCGTTAACGACTTCTCAATATACCATCCGCCAGGTCCTTGAAATCCATGGTCGAAGTATGATACCCATGGGTTCTCTTCTCCTTCTGGAGTTGGTAAGAATCTGACTACTGCGTAACCATTACCAGTTTTATCTAGTTCGGGTTTCCACATAGTATCATCACTAAAGGATTTTTGTTTTACACCATCTGCTGGTGAAGCTTTTTCCATTGCAGCTCTTAGTTTATCTAAACTACTATTCATTGTATTCTCCTATTGTATTACAATTTTATTAACAATTATATTAAAGATTTAAGGCCTTGACCTAAAATCCATTCTTCACTATTTTCATAATAAGATAGTTCATTATACTTTACCTCGTCACTTTCGTCAAGAGGGTTTTGCCAGTATACTGAACCTTTTCCATAGTACCATTCTAGTAGTGCTATGAACTGACTCCTTTGTGCATTAAGCACTTGTGAACCAGTACTGTATTTATGCAAATAGTTTTCACTTCCTACATAAATATTTTCAAAGTTGTCACTTTCCAATGCATCAAAACCAACCATATTAATAGTTGTGTATTTGTTTAACATTGCATAACCTAATGCAGACATCCCTGTAAACAGGTTTCTCAGCATCGGGTCATTGTAAGTGACAATTAATTCGGGTCGTATTAGACCCAAAAAATCTGTAGATTCTCCATCACCTTGTATGATAAAGTGTGTGTCATCGGGTTTGTTGGTAACGATTACTTCGTGTGAATACTCAAATCCAGGCTTCATAATCTCCATCATTTCAATCGGTAGGGGTTCTATATCTGCAAATGCGACTAGGTTTTCTCTATAGTAATCAGACTCAACCAGTTCTTTTTGCATAGGCATATCAACTGCAAAGACGATATCACACACACTAGTGTCTCTATAGATTGCATTACAGCCCCACACTTCGTGTTTGATTGCATCCAAGTCTACCGATAATCTACTTGGGCCGTTCCCTACGATTGTTACTTCTGACATAATTCCATCAATTCCTTTTTGTACTTGACCAAATCTACAGAGATAAAACTCTTGTATTTACTAAGTCTAAGTTGTACATCGGGATACACATACTTCTCTTCTATCAATCTATCCCAGTCTTTACTGAATCCTATAATTTCATCCATGATACAAATCGTTTCGATTGATACCTTACGAGCAAGGAAGTGTTTCAGTAATAGAGGGTGTTGACCTTCCTTTACTTCTAACAATTTGTTTATTGTTTTCTTCTGTAACATATCAGACACTTCTGTCTTAAACATATATGAAAGTTTCTGTTGTCTTCCCTTCCATTCTTTGAACCTCTTGTTGCACTCCTCGTCTAACAAATCTCCAGCCCAATAATCTTTATGGGACAAGTTTGCTATGTAAAAGTTTTGTAGTTCTTGTTTGTGGGTTTTGAACAACTTACCGAATTGGTATTTGTCCTTGCGTTTCAAGAAGGAGTTGATGTCTGACTTTACCTTTCCGTTATACTTAATGAAGTCATATCCCTTGGAATGAAAATGTAACTTTATCCCAAGGTATAAAGTGAATGCATCATATCCTTCGCGTGATGTCATTAAGTAATAATCTTCTTCTCTGCTGGTACTTCAATTTTAGGTGCATCTTTCTCACCAGTCGCAATCAAGAATGCTTCTACCACTCTCTCATTTGAAGGTACTATAAAGATGATTGATTGAAACACTACACTTGTAGGATTCTCTTCACCTGTTGCAGCAATTCCTTTTGCAAATCCCATCTCACCATTCTCGGGATTTCTAATAATCATTCTTGGATTTTCTAGTTCTGTAACTGCACCCACTGATACTAGTTTACCAACATACTCACCACTTTGTGTAACTACTGTTACGATATTTCCTTTTTCCATTTTATTTTCCTATTCAAAGAAACTAGTTATAGTTCCCTTTGCTGTTGTACCTCTGTTTACCATGTTGAGACCTTGTGCCTCAGCTTCTAATTTATCTTTAAGGGGTTGAGATATTAACCTCTTTGCAGATTCGGGTTCTAGATTGTTTTGTTCACAAACCTTAAGGATTGCATCCACTACATCTAGTTTTGATTTTAGAATTAGTTGTTCAACTTTCTCTGTAAATTCTTTTTTGCTTATCATACTGTATACCTATTGTTTGGGTCAACTTCTTCAACTGCAAGTGGTAAACTAAAGAATGATTCCGTATCCCAACTGTCATAGTTATTTTCCATTAACCACTCATAACCTTCGTCTTCCACCAGTTCTTGAATCTCTTCTTGTCTGGCTTCATCTTTATCTACTTGACGAATAGTAACATTGTTTGCACACTCATCCCATGAATCTACAAACTCAATTTCTGAAAACTCTGCAACTTCTATGTCACCTTGTTGGTCGTCACCTTGATATTGTTCAAGGAGAACTCTCTCTTCTTCATCAACAATCTTAACAATGTAAGTTCCCTGTCTCCAAAGTGTTTCTATGATTGCTACATCACCAGTGTCATTTTCTTTGAACACTTCTCTTTCAACAAACCCTTTCTTAAATTTGTTTTGGACACGATACTCCTTTCCAATTTCTATTTTCATGAAAGTTCTCCGAGTTCGTAAGTAGTTTCGAAACCACCTTTTCTCATAGTCCACATATCTTCGTATGAGTCAAGTGTATCTAAATCTGAGATAAGATTATTGATTGCATCTTGTTTATCGTCTGAAAGTTCTTCAAACTCATCTTCAAGGAAACACATGAACTCTTCTTCTGTGACTCCAATCTCGGCTAAGTCTTCTTTCTCAACTTCCTTCTGCATTGCAATTTTAGTTTGATGCCATTCGTTTTCTATAAATCTAATTCCCATTTTATACTCCGTGTATAGTTCTATAACGATTTCTTAATTCGTATAGTTTCTCAACATAATCTCTAGGGTCTGCCTCAAAGACTTGAACCCCTCCACCATCAACAGCAACAACCGCTACTACTGAGTCTATTTCCTCACCTGTAAGTTCCTCAACCATGATTGCATATGCAGTCATCTGATGAAACCAAGGGTCGGCCATATATTCTTCTTTATACTTTGCACTAGTCTTAAAGTCTATAATACAAAGTTCGTCTCCCCAAAGTCCGACACAATCTACTTGACCTGCCATCTGTAAGGAATCACTGTACATACCTGCTTCTAAAGCAATCGGAACGATTTCATCTAAAACTGGTAGAACTGCATTGAACATTGCTTGGTCTAAGATATTCTCAAAGACTACATCTTCTTCTGCACGAAGGTATTGTTCAAACAAAGAATGCATCTTAGTGCCACGTCTTGCAGCGACACTTGAAATCTTGTTTGCTTCTTCATCACCTACTCGTTCTCTCCACAACTTAATGTGGTCTCTTGTAAGTAGTCCTGTTACTGTTGTAACACTTGGGTATTTCTCACCTGATGGTGATACATAAAATCTCTTGTCGTCTTCTTGAACACGAGACATACTTTCTTGCAGGGATTCTAAATCACCTAATGATATAAATTCGTTCATAATGTATTATACGTCTAATGTGTGTGTTTGTCTAGAGGGTTTATTTCTGAAACCCTTTCTTGCCTGATTGGATATCCATATGTTTTTTAACAATCTGTCTTGTCTTAATATCCTTTGCAGATTGTGGATTAACCTTTTTATCTAAATCAGAACCTTTATAGTTTTCTCCGATTTTAGATAGAACTGCTTTGAATCCATCGTCTGTCTTAACTCTGTCACCAGTACCACCCACGATTTGTGGAGCTCCGATAACTTGTGATAGTAAGGGATTCTCTTTTTTGAATTGGTCTAAAACTTTATAAGACATGAAGTGTTCTGTGACTTCACCTGTCTCACTGTTTTTAAAATCATAAGTCGGCATACATGAACTCGGGTGTTGGTCTTGCAGTCCATACTGCAAAGTCTTTTTTATATTCTTGATAGTATTTATGGTATGCAGAGATAGAGTCATTTTGAACTTTG